CGGCTCCGTCGGGACCACCACGACACTCCCGGTGCCACCGGCAAATCCCAGGTTCAGCAGCCAGCCCAGACACGCCATCACGCCACCTCGATGTAGGTCAGGGTGATCAGCACGGGTTGCGCCGCGCTGAGCTTGGCCAGCAGGTTCTTGTTCGCCGTGGGAGTCTGAAACCAGCCGCCGGGATTCCAGGGCAGGACAATCCCGGAAATCATGTCGCCGTCGGCGTTCACGCCCAGGGGCAAATATCCCGCAGCGGTGCCAAACACGTCGGCTCCGTCGGCATCCTCCAGGTAGACGTTCGTGACCGTCGCCGAGACGGCTGTAAAGGCAATCGCCAAGACCCGAAACTTTTTATCCGCGACTGCCGCAAGCACCGTCGCGCCGTCCGCGGCCACAACCACGTTGCTCCGCTTGACGGTGCAGGCGGTCGCCCCGTCGTAGACGACGCTGCTACTCTGCTGGGCGATGATGCTGCCGAGCAGATTCGTCCCGGCGGGCAGGGCATTGGTGATCCCAGTCACCGCGGTCAGCGTGCCGGAGGCCACCACGACGGCGCCCGTATTGCAGGCCGTGACCTTGCCGTCGATGCTGGTCAGGGAGGCGTTGCCCGAGGTCTGGAGGGCCGAGGTTGCGGCCCCGGTCGGAAGCGCAGAACCGGCGACCGTCACCGCCCCGGTGTTGCAGGCCGTGACCTTGCCGTCGATGCTGGTCAGGGAGGCATTGCCGGAGGTCTGGAGGGCCGAGGTTGCGGCCCCCGTCGGAAGCGCAGAACCGGCGACCGTCACTGCCCCGGTGTTGCAGGCCGTGACCTTGCCGTCGAGGCTGGTCAGGGAGGCGTTGCCCGAGGTCTGGAGGGCCGAGCTTGCGGCCCCGGTCGGAAGCGCAGAAGCGGCGACCGTCACCGCCCCGGTGTTGCAGGCTGTGACCTTGCCGTTCAAGGTGCCCAAGGTGGCTTCCGTAGCCGCCCCAGTCGGCAACGGCAACGCCGCCGCCGATACCGGCTGAGTAACGGCCGACCCGTCCACCTTGACCGCGGTGGCGTTTGCGCCGGTATTGGCCAGGCTGACCGGCAAGGGGGAGGCCGTCGAAACGTCGCTGGCCGCACCATCGGCCCCATGCTCGATCTTGACCCGCTGGTGCTTGATGCCAGCGATGTCGTCGGTGGCCAGCGTATCGCCCCCAGCGCCGGCGTTCAGAACGGTGTTGTCAGCCATATTCACGCGGCGATGCCGCCTCCGATGAGATGTGTTCGTCCGCCAAAGCCCGGCGGCGCCGCCTCGGCCGTCTCATTCAGGTAGACGTTCTCGACCTGATACTCGTCGTCAACCGTCTCGTTGACGTAGAGAGATTCGATCTGGTATTGTCGCTCGGCCATCAGGCCACCGTCACCTTCGGGCAGGCGTACATCGTCGTTGATGCCTTGGCCAGCATCACGCGGACCTTGATCGGGCCCTTCATCTGCGGGGTGAAGGCGGGCGAGACGAACTTCTGCTTGACGGGCGTCCCCATTCCGCCCGTGCCCTCCCAGTCCACGACGCTGGCCGCCTGATTCGCCGGGGTCGCCAAGATGTTCGCGGCCCGGTCGCTCACGAAGGAGCTGATCGGCGTCGCCGCACTGCCCAGATACTCGACCTCCACCCACGCCTGTGCGTCGGTCAAGGTCACGTTGTCCGTTATCACTTCGACCGTGGCGGTCAATGCCGACCCCGTCGTCTCATTCCAGACCGCGATACAATCCAGCACCAATGGGGAAACGAAACAGGCATTGGCCGTCGAGACCATCTTGCGGCTGATCGGCGTGGTGCCGTCGCTGGCCCCGCCCGTGCGGACGATGGTCGTCTCCTGGGTGATCGTGCCCTGGTAGTCGTTGTAATAGTATGTGTAGTTGTTCGCCCCCGAATGGCAGTTGACCAACTCCACAATCCATCCGCCCGGACCAGGGTGTGTGCCGGTAACAGCGACCCAGTTCGTGCCGAGCTTGCAACTGACCAACAGACAGCGGGCCAAAGTGGCCGAGGAAACGTTCACGATTGGATTCGTGCCGAGAGCACTCAGATCGACTCCTCGGACAGAGAACTCGCCTCCGTAACCCGATTGCAAGAGCCCACCCGTGGGGACAGTCCCGGCTATCGCGCCGCCAATCCAGACGAATCTACAAGCTGAATTGACATAAGTAGACGTGCCGGAAAGACTAACCGTCACGTTCTTCAAGACGACAGATGCATCGTCGTTCCCGTACTTGCCTGAGAGAACATAGCCCCCGCTAGACGTACTGAGCGTCAAGCTATCGAACGACCAAGTACCCCCTGCACCGCCGTTCACCAACCCAATGCTTCCACCTGAATAGAAGGAAACCTCGTAGCAGTAGGCCGAACCGAGCAACGTGATGGAGCCAAAAGCGGTCGTCGTCTCCCTCGCCCCAGTCGCCAGCGTGGCCGTCGCTTGCGTGTCGTCGATGCAAAGCACGTAGCATGGGGCCGCGTCCGTGCCGGGACTGGTAAGTGTAATACCCACCGCCTCCGTCGCCGCGTGGTTGTTGCTGACGTAGCAGGTGTCACCGGCCGCCATCCAACTCGACGCGCCATTTAAGAACAGCCGCAGACGCGCCCCAGGTGCGGCAAAGTCGTTGGGGGCGTTGTAGGCATCGTCGCCGGTGATCTCCGTCCAGTCCGTGATCGTGCCGTCGGCCGGCGACGCGCTCCCCTTGGTCAAGACCCACACCGGTTCAATGGTCGCGTGCGAAGTGCCCCCGGCGGCCGTGCGGAAGCAGCGCTCGCTGCCGACCGCAGGTGCGGCCAGTTGCCGGACGATGCTGCCCGCACCGTAGGCCGTATTCGCGGCCCATTGGGCAACCGCCGTGTGCTTCGTCGATCCGCAGTACCAAACCGCCATCTTTCACCTCACGTTTTGGTTACATCACCCTCTGCAATCCCAGCCGAGCAATCCGCAGCAAGACGCTCTCCAGAGCCCACTGGCCCGTACCTGACAGACGCACGTAGGCCGCCGCGCCCGCCAATCGGTAGTAGGTAGTACGCAGTTTTCAGTTCTGCATTCTGCATTCCTCTCTGCCTTCTGCATTATGCCTTTGTCAAAGCACGGCCATCCCCACTCCCGCCCCGCCGCGGAGCTGCATGGCGTCTGAGACGGCCATCACGAGGGCCACCGCCAGGTCGATTTTCTCCCGGCCCTTCTTCTTGTCGAAGCGGCGGCGGCCGCCGGTATCGGTCCACACGATCACATTGCCGACGCACCAGGCCAGCGGCTGGTGGCCGCCATGCCGGAGGCGCTTGTCCAGCAGCAGCTTCTCGGTCAGGCCGATGGGGTCGTTCATGCCGGCGGTGGTCTGCAGCCGCTCGTAGACCTCGCCGTCGATGACCTTGCCTTCGCCGGCGGCCAGCCGCCAGCCGTCCTCCTCGACCAGCTTGGTCACCAGGTAACGGGCATTGGTCGGGTCGAACGCGATCCGGCGGATGACCCAGCCCCAGTCGTCGCGGGCCCGCCGCAGCAAAGCCCGCAAGGCGTCGTAATCGACCGAGTCGCCCTCGGTCAAGAAGAGTTGGCCGGCCTCGGCCCACTCCAGGTAGGGGACCCGCTTGTCCCGCTGGCGGCCGACGGCGTTTTCCCGCGGGCACCAGGCGAAGGGCAGCACGTCGATCCCGCCCGTCTGCTCAGCGGGGAAGGCGAACACCATGGCGGTCAGGTCCGAGACGCTGGAGAGGTCGCAGCCTACGGCGCACTCGCGGCCGCGGAACGCCTCGATGACCTCCGGCCGCAGGCCCAGGCGGTCGTACCAATCGGTCTTGGGACAGGCGTTCCAGCGGGCGACGTCCACCCAAGGCGTCAGGCTGTAGGTGTCCTGGTTGCAGTGCCGGCGGCGAAAACTGGCCACCTCGGCCGGGATCTTGCGGGCCCGGACCGCCTTCTCGCGGAGCGTCTCGAGCTGCAGCGAGACGCCCAGATTGGGATTGGCCTTGACCCACAGCCGCTCGTCGGTCCAGTCGTCGTCGGCCTCGGCGCCGGCCACGCCCTTTTTGTCCAGGGTGGCGATGAACCCGAACCAGCGTTCATCGCTCAAGGTTCCCTCCAGGACCTGGATCGTGTAGTCTTTCAGCTCATGGTAGATGGATTCGGTCTGGCCGGCGTCGCCGGCAGTCGTGATGCAGAACAGCAGCGGGTTGCGGCGGGTGATCGTCGAGGCGTCGATCATATCCCAGGCGGCCCGCGTCTCGTGCAGGTGCAACTCGTCGATCAGCGCTGCCGAGGGATTGATGCCCTCGTCATGCACCACATCCGCGCCCAGCGGCTCGTACTTCGATCCGCTCTCTTCGCAGGAGAGATTCTTCTTCTGGATGGTGAGCATCTTCCGCAGGCTGGGCGATTGCAGGGCCATCCGGCGGGCCTCTTCGTGGACGATGCGGGCCTGCTGGAGTTTGGTCGCCAGCGTGTAGACCTCGGCCCCCTGCACGCCATCGCCCCAGGCTAGCTTGTGGCCCATCGCGGCGGCCAATGTGGACTTGCCGTTTTTCTTGGCGACCGACACGAAGCTGTGGCGGAACCGCCGGCTGCTGCTGCGGAACTTGGCGTCAAAGATCATCCAGCCGGAGAGGCTGCCGACGATGAAGACTTGCCACGGTTCGAGCCGCAGCGGCTGACCGGCGAACGGGTCTTTTGATTGCTTCAGGCACTCGATGAAGTCGACGGCGAAGTTTGCCTCCTCGGCGTCGAAGAACAGGCCGCGGTCGGCGGCCGTCTCAACGTCGCGGACGTGGCGCTCGACGGCGAGCTGCACCAGCCGGCCGGTCACGATCTGCCTGGACAGCACGCCCTTGATGTACTCGTCGAAACGCGGATCGAGCTTAGTCCTGCTCTTTGTCACGTCAGCCGCCTTTGCGTTGCCGTTGCAACAATTCCAGCAGCGGGTCTTGCTTCTGGTCCTTGCCGCCCTCCACCTGGATCCGCGGCCGGGCCGCCGGAGTGAGTCCGAATTCCTGCTCCAGCCGCAAAAGCAATTGCGAGAGCTGATTCACGATCGAGACTTCCGGCCGCTGTTGCCAGCAGCGGACCTGGCCCTTGTCGTTGGTCAGCTCGTAAACCTCCGGCTGTTGTTGCAAGATCAAGCTCAGTTTTCGCCACCGCGCCCATAACGTACAGTAACGGGCGAGGGGATTGCGGTCGATCGCCGTCAAGACCTTGAGCGCCATCAGCCGCGGTACGAGTTCGCGCCAGGCCGTCCGCGCATCGGCACCTAGCCATTGGGGACAGGCGGGCCGCTCGATTTCGGGTCGCGGCTCTTGCGGTCGCTTCGCGCGGCGACTGCCGCGGATCTTCAGGATTGCAGTCGGCGTTTTGCTCGGTCCTCGGGCCATTGCTTTCCTCCCCGGACCTTTGATCCCCCCCACCCCGAAATCCGCGCACTCACACGCGCTCC